GACCCGCAAAAACCCTTCGCGGAGCGCGAAACCCATGCGGAATAGGGCCGGCGGGCCGCTGAAATAGCGCTGATGTGGCGTCCAGCGGGAAATCAAAGACGAAGCCGAAGCCAGCGCCTGGGCGTGGTGGTGCACGCCCTGGTGCTGGTCGTCCTCGCGAGTGCCAGCTGGCCGGCATCAGCTGGTCGATCGTGCGCCGCTACGCCCGCCTGGGCGCCGACCGCGACCTCATCGTGGCGGCCATGGGACTCGCCCCAGCAGCGCTTCGCAACCCCGCCGTCCTCGAGCAGCTGCAGGCCGAGATCGCTCGCGGCTACGCGCTCCACAAGATCGACCTGCTGGCCGACGCCCAGCGCCTCCGCAAGGGTGGCGACGGCTCGGTCAACGCCGTGCTGGCGAGCCTGCGCCAGGCCCTCGGGTGGAACAACCCCGAGTCGGGGAAGGGTCGCGACGCCCAACGGCCGGACAACGAGGCCGCGGTCGCGGAACTCGAGCGCATGCTGCGCCGAGTGCGGGGGTAGCGCCGTGCGTATCGGCCGGTTCGGCGCGAAGGCGGAGGTGACGCAGGCGCTCCTGGACCTGTGCAAGGAGCTGCACGGGCTCGCGCCGGCGGTCCGTCGCGAGGCGCTGTTGACGCTCTCGCCCGAGGCGCGGCGCGCGATCGACGCGCTCCAGTACGAGTGGTACCTCTGGTCTCGGCCCGAGCAACGCGAGCCAGAAGGCGCCTGGCGCTGGTGGGTGATGTGCGGGGGCCGCGGGGGCGGCAAGACCCGCTCCGCCTGCGAGCAGGTCCTCGAGTGGGCGGACACGTGCCCAGGCATCCGCCTGGCGATCGTCGGACGAGACGCCGGCGGCGTGCGGCGCACCATGATCCGCGGCGAGAGCGGCATCCTGCGCCGGAGCCCGCCCTGGTTCAAGCCGCGCTACTACAAGACCGACAAGCTCCTCGCCTGGCCGAACGAAACGACGGCCGAGCTCCATTCGTCCGAGGAGCCCGCCACCCTGCGCGGGCCGCAGTACCACCGCGCCTGGGTGACGGAGCTCTTCCACTGGCAGATCCCGCGCGGTGACAAGGAACCCGTCGCGTGGCGCGAGGGCATCAAGCTGACGCTGCGCCTGGGCGACAACCCACAGGGCATCATCGATTCGTCGCCACGCCAGACGGAGTTCTGCGCGAGCCTGCTGCTGGGCCCCAAGGACGACAGGGGCAACCGCGCCGTCACGCAGCAACAGGTCGACAGCGGGAGCTGGTCGATCGAGCACAGCCTCAAGGACGAGGACGGACGCGAGCACCGCTACATCGTGCAGGTCCGGCGCTGGAGCTCGGAACGCAACGCCGAGCACCTGTCGCCAGGCGTGATCGCCGAGTGGCGTCACGACCTGCGCGGGTCGCGGCTCGAGGAGCAGGAGCTCGACGGCAAGGTGCTGGTGAAGGTGGAGGGCGCGCTCTGGACGATGGAGCAGCTCGACGGCGGGGCGGTCGACGGCGTGCCCACGATCGTCAAGACCCGGGTGGCCGTGGACCCCACCAGGTCGGACGCGCCGACCGACGAGGCCGGCATCATCGTGGGCGGCCTGGGCGCCGACGGGCACGCCTACGTGTGGGACGACTGCACCGTGCGCGGGAGCCCGGCGACCTGGGGCCGGGCCGCGATCGCGGCCAAGAACAAGTACGGAGCCGACGCGATCGTGCTGGAGAAGAACCGGCTGGAGTACTCCACGAAGCAGACCATCCGGGCGCTCGACCCGCGCGTGAAGTGGATCGAGGTGACCGCGGCCGACGGCAAGCGCACGCGAGCCGAGCCCGTGTCAGCGGCCTACGAGGCGGGGCGGGTCCACCACGTCAGGGACGCCCGCGCGGCCGGCCGCCTGGCGCGGCTCGAGGACGAGCTGATCTCGTGGGACCCGCGAGCTCGCATGCCCAGCCCGAACCGTATGGACGCGTTGGTCTGGCTGATCTGGGACCTGCTCGGGCTCGACGAGCACGTGAAGAAGCCCATCCGGGTGCTGTGAAGGAGGGAGCCATGGCGACGAAGACGCGAGGCTGGTGGGGCCCCTGGCTCGTGCGCTCGGCCAGCATCCTCCGGAAGCTGGTGCCGGGCCCGTTCAACGTGGTGCGCGGCATCCTGCCGTCGGCGGCGGGCGAGCCGCCAGCCTTCGGGACACGCGACCTGCTCGAGGGCTATGACTCCATGCCTTGGCTGCGGGCCGTGGCCGACAAGGTCGCGACCGCGGTGTCGTGCCTCGAGTGGCAGCTGCTCTCGGTGCGGCGCCAGGGCAAGGCCTACCGCGACCGCGTCCTGCAGGCCGCCCCGGGCGACCAGCGCTCGAAGGCGCTCGCCGCGGTCGCCCGTGACGGCAGCGTGCAGCTCGAATCCGACCACGTCTTCATGCGCGCTCTCGACAACCCGAACCCCTTCATGACCCGCCTCGGGCTGCTCAAGGTCACCGAGGTCCACCTCGACCTGGTCGGGGAAGCGTACTGGGTCAAGGACAGGAACGGCCTGGGCGTCTGCATCGGCTTCTGGCCGATCCCGCCAGATTGGGTGCTCCAGACACCGACCCCCTCCTCCCCGCGGTACCGCTTCGGGTGGCGCGGCTGGCAGGCCGAGGTGCCCGAGTCCGAGGTCGTGGTCTTCAAGGAGCCGTCGCCCGCCAACCCCTACACGCGGGGGAGCGGCGTGGGCTGGGCGCTCGGGGACGAGATCGAGGTCGACGAGTACGCGGCCAAGATGGCTAAGCAGCTGTTCTTCAACCAGGCCCGGCCCGACTTCGTCATCTACGGCTTCGACGACGACTCCGAGAAGCGCCGCTTCGAGCGCGACTGGCTCAACCGGCTCCAGGGGTTCTGGCGCGCGCACAAGCCCTACTTCGTCACCGGCGAGCCGAAGTTCCACGAGTTCCAGCGGCCGAACATGGAGCAGCTCGTCTACCCCAACCTGCGCAAGACCCAGCGCGACACCGTGCTGCAGGTCTGGGGCGCTCCGCCGGAGATGTTCGGGATCATCGAGAACAGCAACCGCGCCACGATCGAGGCCGCGGAGTACCTGTTCGCGCGTTGGGTGGTGGCGCCCCGTGGCGAGCGCATCCGGCTGGTCCTCCAGCGCCTGGCGCAGGAGGAGTACGACGAGCGCCTGGTGGTGCACTTCGTCTCGCCCGTCGCCGAGGACAAGGAGTTCGTGCTGCGAGTCGCCCGGGTGGCCGGGCGCCGCGTCGACGAATGGCGCGAGCTGCAGGGCCTGCCACCCATCGGTGGCGACGAGGGCGCCGCCTGGCTCATCCCCGCTGGCGGCATGGTCGTCGACGACCTGCTCGAGGCGCTCCAGCAACGCCAGGGCCCGGCGAGGCCGGGAGCGGCGCCGCCGCCCGCCTGAGGAGCGGGCGAAGAAAACCGCTTGACGCGCGGGCCGCCGCGGAGCGACACTCTTCCGCAAGAGCACGCTCGGCTAGCAGCCGGGAGTGACCGGAGTGACCGAGACAAAGGCCTCCGATCCGCCAGGGCGCCACCCGCGCCCCAGGCAGGTCGGGGGCCTTTTGCTATTTCGGGGGAGTGGATGGGCCGGGAGAACCTGATCGAACTCGGCGAGTGGCGCGAGATGGCGCGGGCCGGTGCGGCACCCAGCGATGCGCTCCTGCGCAAGCAGTACGTCCCGGACAGCATCAAGGCCGCTGGCGAGCGCGAGCTGACGTTCACGATCTCGACCGGCGCCATCGACCGGGACCGGGACACCCTCAAGGTCGACGGCTGGAAGCTCGACAACTACCGGCTCAACCCGGTCGTGCTGTGGGCCCACAACTACCGCGGCCTGCCTGTGGCGAAGGCCGTCTCGATCGCCGTGGTGGCGTCGGCCCTGAAGGCGACGGCCAGCTTCCCGTCGCCCGAGGAATACGACTTCGCCGACACCGTGTTCCGGCTGATCCAGGGCGGCTATCTGCGCGCGACGTCGGTCGGCTTCCGGCCGATCAAGAGCGTCTACAACAACGAGCGCGGCGGCTTCGACTTCGAGGAGCAGGAGCTGCTCGAGTTCTCGGTCGTGCCCGTGCCGGCCAATCCGGAGGCCCTGCTCGCCGCGAAGCGCGCGGGGATCGACCTGGCGCCGCTCAAGGCCTGGGCCGAGGGCGTCCTGGACGCGCAAGAGCCGGGCCTGTGGGTACCCAAGGCCGCCGCGGCCCGGGCCCTGGCGCTGGCCACCGGCGAGCCGGAGTCGGTTCGCGTGCCGGCCCCCGAGCCGGCCACGCCCCCGAAGGCGGAGCCGGAGCCCCCCACCACCAAGGTCGTGCCGGCTCTGACGCCGGAGACGGTCAAGGCGGCCATCCAGGCCGCAGTTCACGAGACGGTCGGCGCGCGCGTGCGGCGCGAGCTGGGCCGGCTCGACTGAGGAGACGACGAGCATGTCCACACAGCCCCCCGTCGCGCCGGGCTTCAAGACGCAGGAGGAGCTCGAGGCGTTCATGAAGCGCACCGTGGTCGAGGAGTTGACGCCCGCCCTCGACAAGGCCCTCGCCCCGCTGACCGAGAAGCAGATGGGGCTGATGCGCGACATGCTCGAGGAGCACAGCCGCTCCGACGAGAAGGCCCTGCCCAAGGGTTACATGTTCGCGCGGCTGGTGCGGGCCCAGGCCCTGGCCTTCCGCGAGACGGGCAAGCACAACGACCCCGACGCGGTGAAGTTCGTCGTCGGCAAGTACTGGGGCGGCGACGCCCGGGTGCTCAAGGCGGTCGAGCAGGGCGCCAAGCTCAAGGCCACGGCCTCGCAGGCCAGCGACCCCAACGCCCTCGGCAACCTGATCGCGCCGCAGTGGAGCAGCGAGTTCATCGAGCTGCTCCGCAACCGGCCGAAGATCCGGGCGATCGCTCGGGTCATCCCCAACCCGACCGGCAGCCTGACGCTGCGCCGGCAGACGTCGGCCTCGACGGCCTACTGGGTGGGGGAGGGCCTGTCGATCACGCCCTCGAAGCCCGGCGTCGGCCTGATGCAGTTCCTGCGCAAGAAGCTGGCGGGCCTGTCGGTGCTGTCCAACGACATGCTCCGTTACTCCACCGGCCCGCAGGCGATCGCCGCGGACCAGTTCGTCCTGGACGACATGCTGCTGGTGTCGGCCATCGCCGAGGATCTGGCCATGATCCGCGGCGACGGCACGCAGTACTCGCCCAAGGGCATCCGCAGCCTGACGGCCACCGCCAACGTCTTCGCCCAGAGCGGCACCACGCTCGCTGCGATCGACGCGGACTACGCCAAGAGCCTGCGCCTGGTCGAGGAGGCGAACATCTTCCCCGAGCCCGACTCGATCCACTGGCTCGAGGTCCCGCGCACCTACTACGCCCTGTGGAACGCGGCGCCCGCGACGGACGCCGGCGCCCGGCCGTACCGCTCGGGCCTGGAGACCCGGGATGGCCAGGCGCCCGAGGGCCGCATCCTCGGCTACCCGGTGCACAAGACCAACCAGATCCCCAAGAACCTCGGCGGCGGGTCGAACGAGTCGGAGAGCTACTGCATCCACGGCCCGTCGCTGATGATCGCCGACACCCTCAACGTGCTGGTGGAGGTCTTCCCCGGCGGTGCCTACCAGGACGGCGCGGCCGTGGTGTCGGGCATCTCGAACGACGAGACCCCCGTGCGGGTCCTGCGCGAGATGGACTTCAACATGCGCTACCAGGAAGCGGCGTCCATCCGCACGGGCGTCACGATCGCCTGAGCCGGCCAAGGCGAAGGGAGAGCGAGACATGTCGAGCAACTTCGGCCTCAGCAAGAAGCTCGGGGCCATCTTCAAGTCGACGAAGGGCAACCCGCCCGCGGCGGTCTCCGCGGGCACGCGCAACGGCGCCGCCATCGACCGGAGCCCGGCCGGCGGCGTCCACTACCACGGCCTGACCCTCCACGCCGCCTCGGGCGCGGAGACCGGCGCGCCGAGCGCGCGCACCCTGGACGCCAAGATCCAGGACTCGGCCGACGGCTCGACCGGGTGGGCGGACTACATCCCGCAGGCGACGGTCGCCGCGATCGCCCAGATCACGGCCGCCAACGCCGAGGCCGAGGTCGACGTGGACCTCAGCGGGGCCAAGCGCTACGTGCGCGTGGTCGAGGTCGTCGCCTTCACCGGCGGCACGGCGCCGACGCTCGGGGCCCAGGAGACCGTCATCCTCTCGGGCGCGGACCGGACCCCGGTCTAACGCCATGGAGCCCGTCCTCCTGCAGTTCCTCACCAGCGCGCCGCCCTACCGCGCTGGTGAGGTGGCCGGCTTCAGCCCGGCCGAGGCGCAGGCCTACCTCGATCGGAAGGTCGCGCGCCAGATCTCTCGGCCTGCTGCAGCGCAGGCCGCGGCCCAGGCCGCCGCGGACGAGGAGCAGCTCGTCGTCGTCCGCTTCACGCAGTCCATGCCGCCCTACATGGCCGGCGAGCTGGCCGGCTTCAGCCACGAGCGGGCCGAGCAGCTCGTCCGCATGGGTGTCGCCGAGCTTTACGGGAGGGCGACGCCCAAGGCCCGCCCGGAGCCGGTCGAGCACAAGCGGACGGCGCGCGCGACGGCCGAGGCCGACCTGGTCCAGGTGGAGTTCGTGCGCGCCGCTCACGGCTACCGCGCCGGTGAGATCGCCGGCTTCCCGGCGGAGGAGGCCGAGCGCCTGATCGAGAGCGGCGCGGCCGTCGCGCCCGGCAGCGCCCCCGCCCCGATCGACCTCTCGACCGGCGATCCCGACGCCGCGAAGGTCGATCCCAACGCCGAGGTGCTCGGCCTGGACGATCGCGATCCGGACTGGCGCGACAAGCAGAAGGCCCAGGACAAGGCGCCGGCGGACAAGATGAGCCGCGGGGCCAAGAAGAAGTAACCGTGGGCCTGACCGTCACGACGGCCGCAGCGAGCCGGCGCCTGGCCCGGCTCGGCCACGTCAAGGCCGAGCTGGGCATCGCCGACACGTCCCAGGACGCCCTGCTGCGCCGGCAGATCGACGACGCCAGCGCGGCCATCGAAGCCTACTGCCGCCGCGCGTTCGCGAGGGAGGCCCTGACCGAGACCCTCGCGGGCTGGGACGCGACCGAGCTGCAGCTCGGTCGCACGCCGCTGGTCGCCGTGACGTCGGTCCTCCTGGACTCCGAGCCGGTGCTCGACTTCTCGATCGAGTCGCGCGACGAGGCGGCCCTCTACCGGCGGGCCGGATGGGCCTGGACGGCCCAGCGCTCGGCCGGCCTCACGGGCCGCCAGCGCTGGCCCGGCTTCGGTGCGCCCCTGCCGCGCTCCGAGGAGCCGCGCTTCTCGGTGTCCTACGTGGCCGGCTACATCCTCCCCGAGCAGTGGCTCGAGGACGATACGACCGTGTCCGTGGACGCCGGCGACGACAGCTTCAACGCGGCCGGGAAGTTCCCCACGCTCCTCCAGGCTGGCGACGTCCTGGTGGCGAGCGGCTTCGCCCAGCCTGCGAACAACGGCCGCTTCGTGGTCACCGGCACGCCCACGAGCTTGAAGGTGCAGGTCTCAGCGGCCCTGACCACGGAGGCTGCGGGGGCCTCGGCCACGATCCGCTTCGATCCGCCGGGCGAGTGCCGGGGCATCGCGGACCTCGAACGGGCGTGTGTTCAGACGGTCAAGCGCCTGTACCACGGCCGGGCTCAGGACCCCGACGTGGTGGAGAAGCAGGTGGGCCAGCTGCGCATCCGCAGGGGTGAGAGCGACACCGCCCTGACCCTGCCGCTGCCGGCCGAAGTCGTCGGCCTGCTGAGGCCGTGGGTGCGGGGGGCTCGCGCGGCATGAGCTACGACCCCGCCTACGACGAGTTCATGATCCACACCGTCACGGTGACGCCCGTGGTGTCGCGCGACGGCGCCGGCGCCGCCACCTACGGTGCGCCCGTCCAGGTGCGCGGCCGGGTCGAGCACGAGCTGCGGCTCGTCCGCGACGACAAGGGCCGCGAGGTGGTGTCCCAGACGGCGCTCTACCTCAAGCCCACGGACCTGGCCGGGAACCCCGTGGCCATCGGCAAGGCCGACCAGATCACGCTGCCGGCCGGGTTCGTGCCGGCGACCCCCCCGCTCATCAGTGTGCAGCCCCACTACGACGAGGCCGGCCTGCACCACCTCGAGGTGCGCCTCTGATGCGCGTCACCCTCGACATCAGCGGCGGCTTCGAAGACACCATCCGGCGGCTCAACGAGCTGCCCGGCAAGGCCGTGAAGATCTGCAAGAAGCGCTTCGAGGCGGCCGCGCCCGCGATCAACGCGCGCCAGCGAGCACTGGCTCCGGTCGACCCGGTCGACGGCGGACAGATGCGCGACTCCGTCCGGTGGGAGAGCCCCCGCTCGAGCTCGGAGACCTTCGCCTCCCTGAGGTTCATCGTCGGCGGCGACGTGCTCCTCCCGTACCTCGACGGCCGCAGCTACAACGCCTACGCCGTCGTCCAGGAGACCGACCCGACGCTGAAACACAGCCACGGCCAGGCCGGCTTCATGACCATGCCCGTCGTGCAGGCGGTGCCGGGGATCTGGGCCGGGATCGCGGCCGACATCGACGCGTTGGTGGCCCGTGCTTCCGGCTGAGATCGCAACGCACCTCCAGTCGTCGGGCCTGGGCCTCACGCTCGGGACGAACCTGTTCTACGTCCCCTTCCCGGACACGGCCCCGACCGACCAGGTGGCCGTCTGCATCGTCGAGCGCCCGGGCGGGGAGGGCGGCCGCACCTTCGGCGCCGGCGCCGCGGCCCTGGTCGTCGAGGAGGCGTCCTTCCTCGTGATGGTGCGGGGCGCGCGCGACGGCGCCGTCGCGGCCCGCAGCCTGGCCGAGCAGGTCCGGGCCAAGCTCGACTTCGGCGAGGCGGTGCTCAGCGGCACGCGCTACTTGAGCGTGCGGCCCGAGCGCCCCGTCTACGGGCCGGCCTACGGGCCCCTCGAGCTGCCGGTGTTCTACGTCGAGGCCCTGGCCGAGAAGGAGCCCTCCGCATGACCGCCCGGGTCACGACGGAGCGGGAGGAGCGCACGCGTTTCCTGCGCGCGCTGCGCATCCAGCTCGCGGCGCCGCTGGCGGCCGTCGACGCCGAGCTGCAGCGCCTGACCGGCGCGGCGCCAGAGACCGAGCCGGGGTGCCCGTGTTGCGGATCGACCGAGCACCAGGCCGAGGCCGGGGACGTCATGGTCTGCGGCGAGGCGGGCTGCGGCGCCAACTATCGCGGGGCGGAGGTGCTGACGTGAAGAAGCGCTACATGGTCGTGCACGGCATCACGTACCGGCCGCACGGGGATCGGCAGGCGCCGCAGGTCTCGGTGGAGCCGGGCGGGCCCGCGGTCGAGGACCTGCCCGAGGCCTCGATCGGGTGGCTGCTCGAGCAGGGACACATCCGGGAGGATGTCGCGGCGGGCGGCGTGGTCCAGCTGGCGGAGGACGTCGACGTCAGCCTCCACCAGGGTGAGACGGTGGCGGAGATCAAGCCGCGGGGCGCGCGCACGCCCACGAAGGAGTAAGCCATGAAGGTGCACGGCCGATTCAACGTCCTGAAGATCGACGACGCGGCGGGAGTGCTGCAGGACGTCAGCGCCAAGCTGACGAAGGCCAACTACACCCACGACACCGACGCCGACAACACCGCCACGTTCGGCGACTCGGCCGACGAGCACGAGGTGCCGGGGATCGAGAGCTTCAGCCTCTCGCTCGAGGGCTTCGTCGAGGAGGATGCGGCGGGCAAGTTCCACGGCCGCAGCCTCAAGATCTTCCACGGCGGCTACGACGTGAGCGCGTACTTCGACACCGCCGCCATCGGGCGGCAGGTGCCGCTCGACACCACCAAGACGTTCGGTGGGGACTGGCAGCGGCGCGAGGTGCCCGGCAACCACTCCGGTTCCCTCAGCCTGGGTGGCTTCCACGACGCCGCGCCGGCCGGCTCCTACGAGCTGCTGCGCCAGGCCGTGTCGGCCGCGTCCGGAACGCCCATGACCCTCGGCCCGCGGGGTTCCGCGGTCGGCAAGCTCGTGGAGATGCTGAAGGCCCGCTACACGAAGCACGACATCCCCACGGACACCGCCAGCAGCACGAAGACCTCGGCCGAGGCCAAGGCGGACGGCGGCTACGCGCTCGGCCGGTGCCTCCACGACGCCACGCCCGAAACCGCCAGCGGCAACGCCGCCAGCGTGGACGAGACGGCCGCCACCTCCCAGGGGGGCATCGGGCACCTGCACGTGCTGGCCTGGAGCGGCAGCTTCACCGGCATCACGGTCAAGATCCAGCACTCGGTCGACAACTCGGTCTGGGTCGACCTGATCACGTTCGCGGCCGCATCCGCGATCGGGTCGGAGCGGCTCGAGGTGGCCGGCACCGTCAACCGCTACGTGCGGGCCCTCTGGACGTTCGCCGGGGCCGGCCCGGGCAGCGCCACGATCGTGGTCGCGTTCGCGCGCAAGGGCTTCACCTACGGCGCGGCCGGCACGTACCGGCACTGGGTCGGCCTGCTCCAGCACGCCAACACCCAGACCTTCGAGGGCGGCCCGGACGGCGCCACGGCCGGCAAGCCCAAGATCACCGGCGAGCTGCGCATGGCCAGCCTCACCATGAACGTCTCGGCCGCGGAGACCGTGAAGTTCTCGGCCGAGCTGATGAACGACGACACCATCAACTTCGGCGCGACCTTCTAGGGGGGGGCTGGGCCATGAAGGAATTCACGATCACGATCGGGAGCAGCGACCCGAAGGCCTCGCCGGCGATGCGGAAGCGCGAGCGCCGCCTGGCCCTCACCAGCCTCGACGGCAAGGCCATCAAGAAGCGCTTCGGCACCCCGCTGGTCACGCTGTTCCTGCGCGACGTGCTGGGCGCCGACGACGCCGGCAAGCTCTCCGGTCTCTTCGACCCGGAGGTCCAGCAGGTCGTCCTGGCCATCGCACTGACCCGGGGCGGCTCGAAGGGAGTCACGGAGGACGTGGTCGGGGCCTGGATTCAGGACCACGTCGACGCCGGCGGGAACGTGATCAACGACTTCGCCATCCCGCTGGTGTCGGCCGCCTTCTACTCGGGCATGGTCAACGGGCGCCGCACGGAGATCGGCTTCGAAGACGACGACGAGACCGAGGAGGGAAAAGCGCAGTCCGATCCCGAGCCGGTGACGGCGGAGTAGGGGCGCAGGAACACGACCCAGACGCCTTCCACGACGAGCTCGAGCGTCTCGCCCTGAGGCTCGGCTATCGGCCGAGGCGCTGGGAACACCTGCAGCCCGTGGAGCTGTGGGCCGAGTGGGAGGCGTGGTTGTGGAGGCGCTCGCGGGACCTGGAAGCCCTGGCCGTCGCCGTGCTCCCCGTCCACGCCTTCATCTCCGGCGTGAAGTACCGACGCGAGATCCTGGCCGCCATGCCGTACTACGAGCCCGAAAGGCCTGAGGAGCACTGATGGGCCGCCGCGGGGAGTACAACCTCAAGCTCGGCGCCGACGGCCGGGTGCTGCGCGAGCAGCTCTCCAAGTCCGAGTCCGACCTGAAGCGCTTCGAGGGTGGCGTCAAGCGCCTGCGCGCCACGATCGAGGGCGGCGACAAGGCCAACGCCTACGCGATGGGCAAGCTCACCCGCGTCGTCCAGGACATGGGCGGCGTGGCGCGCCTCACGGAGACGCAGCTCGCCCGCGTCCGCGTCGAGGTCGAGCGCCTGACCAAGGCGGGGGCCAAGCTGCCGGCCAGCCTCAAGGGCCTCGGTGGACCCAGCGGCCCGGGCCTGGGCGCCAAGCTCAAGGTCGCAGGCCTGGCCGAGCTGCAGGGTGTCGGCCAGGGCCTGGCCGGCGGCCTGGGGCCCGCCGGGAGCGCCCTGGCCTCCATCGGGCCGGCCGCCCTGGCCGCCACCGCTGGCGTGGCCGCCCTGGCTGCGGCTGGTGTGGGACTCGTCAACGTCCTGGCCGACTCCACCGCGGAAGCGGTCGCCTGGGGCGCTCACATCCAGGAGATCTCCGACGACAGCGGCATCGCCGCCGACAGCGTCCAGCGCCTCATCGCCGCCGGGCTGGACATGGAGTCCGTGACGGGCGCCGTGGCCAAGCTCGAGGCCGCGCTCGTGAACTCCCCGGAGAAGTTCGCACAGCTCGGGCTCTCGGCCGAGGCGCTCAAGCGCATGAAGCCCGAGGAGGCCCTCGGCCTCGTAGCCGGGAAGATCCTGCAGCTCGGCACCGAGGCCGAACGCACGGCCGCCAAGAACGAGCTGCTGGGCAAGAGCTTCCCCACGTCGCAGATGAAGGAATTCGCTGACGCCGCCGAAAAGGGGGCACGCGGCGAGGCCCTCGGCCAGGTCCTCGACAACGCCACCATCGCCCAGCTCAAGGCCGCGAGCGAGGAGGCGGAGGTCCTGGGGAAGACCTGGGACGGCCTGTGGCGGAACATGGGCGCGGCCATCGCCACCTCGCCCGGCGTCCAGGACGCGCTGCGGGGCTTGACGGACGCCCTGGGCGAAGCCAGCACATGGGTCGTCCAGAACAAGGCCGAGTTCCAAGGGCTCGCGCAGGACGTGCTGGTTCCCTTCATCGGCGTCCTGCGGGACGTTGCCGGCGCCACGGGGACGGTAGTCAAGGCCCTGAAGCTCATGGCCACCACGGCGCAAGCCGTCGTCCTGCCGATGTCGCGGGTCCCCGAGCTCACCCTCCCCGGGCTCACCCGCAGGATCACAGGCGAGACGAGCGCCAACGCGGCCCTTGCCGAAGCCAACCGTGCGAGCGCGAATTGGAACGTCGGCGTCACGGCAGGTCGCGAGGGAATCGCGAGGATGCAGGCGGCCATGGCCGCGGCCATGGGAAAGGGGGGCGGTGGGCCCACCTGGGACCCCAAGGCCGAAGAGAAGGCGCGCAAGGCGGCCGAGGCCATAGAGAAGCTGGCCACCGCCAACGAGAAGGTCAAGCAGAGCCTGCAGGAGCTCGACTTCGCGATCCAGGGGGACATCCTGGCGGAGCAAAAGCGCCAGGACGCCGAGGTCGTTGGGCAGCTCAACAACCAGCTGCAGGAGCAGCTGCGCCTGATGCTCCAGATCGACGCCCTCGGCAACTCGACCGTGGCCGGCAACGCCTCCCCGGAGGACATCGCGGCGGCCGAGGCACGCCAGCGCGTGATCGCCATGATCGAGGCGGCGGGCGGCCGGGGCGGCACGGGCGCAGGGCTCTCGTTCGGCCAGAAGGCCGGGCTCGACTTCCTCGAGCAGAACAAGGGCAACCTGAGCCCCGAGGTGTACGAGAAGATCCGGGCCCAGATCACGGGTGTGAAGGAGGAGACGGAGAAGACAGCCGGCGCGACCGTGAGCTGGGCGGAGGCGGCGCAGGGTGTGCTGGCGATCATCGACGCCCTGGGCCTGAGCGGCACGAAGCTCGGGGGGCTGTTCGGCGCGATCGGTGGCGGAGCCGCGGCCTTCGACGCGCTCGGCCAGCGGATGGCTCGGGCAGGCGATGCGGGCGGCCTGGCCGGCCTGTTCAAGGCTGACAATGGCAAGGGCGGCCTGAGCGGCATCCTGGGCGGCGCGACGTCGCTCCTGGGCGGTGCCTCCGCGGCGATCGGCATCGGCAAGGCCATCGTCGGGCTCTTCAAGAGCGACCCGGTGAAGAAGGCCCAGAAGGCAATCGGCCAGGCCATGGGCGTCTCGATCAGCCGGGAGCTGGCCGAGTCGATCCGCGCCCAGGCCAAGACGCTGGGCGTGAGCCTGGCCACGGCCGGCCTGCTCAGCCTGGGCGCCGTCATGGCCGAGGGCCAGGCGCAGGGGAAGAGCGCCGCGAGCTTCTCCGGCCAGGCCATCTCCGCCCTGCAGCTCACCCAGGACCCCAAGCTCGCGGCCCAGGCCACCGGCGAGGTGGGGCAGGCTTTTGGCGAGATCGCGGCGGAGGCCGAGCGCGCCGGCGTGTTCGGCACCCAGGCCGTCCGATCGATCATCCGCGAGGCCCGCAACCTCAAGGCCGAAATCCCCGAGATCAAGGCCTTCGTCGACGAGCAGCTCACCGGCGCGGCCGCCGGCGTGGGAGCCGGCATCAAGGGCATCCGGGTCACGAGCCCGGAGGACATCCAGGCGCAGGCCTCGATCGCCAGCGTGACCTTCTGGGCGGTGTTCAAGGAGAAGGGCCTCCTGGCCGCCGGCGACGCCTTCAAGGACATCGTGGCGTCGCTGGGGAAGAGCCTGGAGGAGCTGGGCGGTGACGAGATCGCCCAGCAGCTCCTGGGCCCGATCCAGGCCATCGTCGACCTGTCCGAGAACGAGCTCTTCCGGGGGGCCGCGGAGGGGGCCCAGGGCTTCGCGAACACCCTCAAGGGGCTGGCCAACTCCGACATCCCCCTGACGACGAGCCAGTTTGGCGCCTTCGGGCAGCAGGCCAAGGCGGCCTTCGACCAGGCGATCGCCGGTGGCGCGAGCTCGGAGCAGGCCCTGCTGGCCATCGCGCCGCTGCTGCAGGCGATTGTCCAGGGCGCCGCCAGCTACGGCCTCGAGATCGACGAGGGGACGCAGGCCCTGATCGAGCAGGCCAAGGCCAGCGGCATCGCCTTCAAGACGGACGGCACGGAGCGCCTGATCCAGTCGATCGACGCCCTGACCGTGGCGCTGGGTGGCGTCCCGCCGGCCCTCGAGAAGATCGGGTCCGCGGCCGAGAAGCTGGACGGCAAGACGATCGACCTCACGGTCCGCTACAACGAGCCAGACATGATGCCCGGGCAGTTCAACGAGGGCGCCTTCAACGAGGGCGGCCCGGGCGTCACGGCCGCGGCTGGCTTCGGCCCCAAGCGCCTGAGCCGCGACACGCTGTTCCAGGCCCACGCCGGCGAGCACGTGATGATCGTGCCGCGCGGCAAGCCCTTCTCCTTCCGGAGCGCGCGGCGCGGCTTCTTCCAGGACCCGGAAATGGGCGGCGATCCCGGGGGCGGCGGGCTGCCCGCGCCAGGGTCGCTCGGCGGCGGTGGCGGGTCCGGGACGGGCACCACGAGCTCGGGGGGCGGTGCGGCACCACCCCCCGACCCGGCCGCCGGCGGCGTCATCGAGGAGCTGCAGCAGCAACAGGCCCACACCACGACGGTGCTCGAGGACGTGAAGGAGATCTTGCGCACCATCGCGCGGCAGCCGCGCGGCCAGGTGGTCATGCCGATCACCACGACCGTGCAGGAGAACGGCTTCAACACGCAGCGGGACCGCCAGGACTTCGAGCGGGGCCTGGAGCGCTCGGTCGCGCGGGGCATCCGGGCTGGGACGAGCCCCGTGCTCGACGCGCTCAAGGACGCCGGCTTCGTGAGCGCCTGAGGAGGCAGGGACATGGCCGACGGCATCAGCGTCTACGCGAGCGGCTCCCAGGCGTGCGTCATCTCGACCGAGCACACCCTCGTCGAGACGAGCTCGCCCGGTCTCTTCCTGGCTGACCTGGACCTCTCCAACCTGGCGGCCAGCGACACCCTGGAGATCCGCTACTACACGCCGGTGGCCTCCGGCGGGACGAAGCGCCAGGCGGCGCTGGCCAGCTTCTCGAACGCGCAGAACAGCACCACCGATGCGCTCTCGGCGCACAAGGACGTGCTGAAGGCCCTGGGCCTGCAGCGCCTGGGCACGCCCTACGGCTTCAAGCTCACGATCAAGCAGACGGCCGGGACCGGCCGGACGATCCCCTGGGTGGTGACCCAGGTGTCGCCGTGATCGTCCTGGCGGCCGCGCCCAGGAGCCAGGTCTCCTACTGGCGCACCGCCTTCCGAGGGGCGATCACGGGCCCGAGCTACGAGGCGCACCCCGTCTTGTCGGTCACCCTCCCGGACGGGACCCCGTGGCGGGCGGCCTCGGGCGAGGTCCCCTCGCGGAGCCTGGGCCCCTTCGAGGGTCGGGTGCAGAGCTGGGGCTCCTTCACCCGGGCCGTGTCGCTGCGCGACGGCCACCTCATGTCGGTCGAGCTGTCCATCCGGCTGGATGACGCCGACCGCTCGGTGAGCCGCCTGGTCAACCGGTTCCAGGGCCGGCTGCGCGGGGCGGCCGCCACGGTGCGCTGGCTGGCGCCCGGCCTGCCGATCGAGGACTGCCCGGTCGAGTACACGGGCGTCGTGCACAACTTCCCGCAGGCCTCGGAGTTCACCTACACCCTCGACCTGCGCCCACCGGACAACACGCTGCGCAACGGCAAGATCCCGCAGCAGCTCATCTCGGTGGCCGACTACCCGCGCGCCAAGGCCGATGTCATCGGCAAGCCCTTCCCGCTCGCCTACGGCCGGTTCGACTCGATCGGGTTCGAGGCCCAGGGCCTGGTCCCGGCCTACCGCGTCGACGGGACGAGCTTCGTGTACCTGGTCTGCCTGGGGCGCGTGCCGGTGCGCGCCGTGTTCAAGGCGGGGGTGGTGGTCCCCACGTCGGACTACACCGTGGCGTACAAGCGCGGGGGCAAGACGGTGACGGAGCTCACCTTCACCGCCGACCCCGGCGAGAGCACGGCCATCACGGTGGACACCGACGGCTACGACGACCGCGGGGACGGGACGGGCGTGGCGATCACCAACCCCGTCCGCCAGATGCAGCACATGCTCGAGGTCTTCGTCTACGGCAACTGGACCTCCGGGCCATGGCTCGTCGGCCAGGCCCCGCTCGACGGCCGGGCCTGGGACGTGGCGGCGCGGAAGCTGGACCGGCGTGGCTACCTGGGCGCGCACTGGCGCGGGGGAGACAGGGCCCAGCCCCTGGCTGTGTTCAACGCCTTCTGCGAGGCGGTCGGCCTCGTGAGCTGGTGGACGGCGGCCGGGACGATCGCCGTGGCCGTGCTCGACCCGCTCGAGGAGGACGTCTACCAGGACGACCCCTGGCTCATGGGGTCCTCGCGCGACGACGGGCGCTACAGCCGCCCCCTCGCCGTCGACCAGATCACTCGCCGGCTCACCGGCCAGTACGCCGCGAACCCCGGGGGCAGCGGCTACCTGCAGAGCCTTGCGGTCATGGACCACCAGCTGACGGAGCGCAGCGAGCTCGAGCGCCAGAATCCCTGGGCCGCGGTGCAGGTGTAGCGTGGCCCTGGTCTACCTCTACCCGGTGGCCGACTTCTCCGTCGGCGGCAGCATCGGCAGCACCACCGGGTCGCCGCACTATCGGGCGGTCGACGAGCCCTACAACGCGCCCAACGACTCCGACGAGGTCTTCTCCACCGCCACGAGCGACGGGGGCGGCGGGCAGATCGTCTACACGCTCCAGGCCCTCCCGCCCGTCATCAAGGTCAACAAGGTCACCTTGGTGTACCGGGCCCGGCGCGAGCTGGGCTCCGGAGGGACCGGCATCAAGGCGGCCGGCTTCGTGCACATCGGGGGCGTGCAGTACCGCGACACGATCTGGACGCCGCCCGACGCCTACGCCACCAGCGCGCGCCGGAAGGAGTACCTGACCAACCCCGCCACCTCGGCCAACTGGCAGGTGGCCGACTTCGCCTCGGCCGCGGTGCGCGCCGGGATGGAGGGCTGGGACGACACGTCGACCTTCAACTCGGTCTTGCACTCCCAGCTGTACCTCGAGCTCGACGTCGTCCTGGCCCCCACGGCCCTCGGCTTCATGCGCGACCGGCTGTCGCGCGAGATGCGGATCATCACCAGGCCCTCCCAGGTGATCGAGCTGGGCCCACCGATCGACGTCCTGGGCGGCTACGAGCCCCTGACTGACGTGGCCCTCTCGCACGTCGGGCTGCCCCCCGCCGGCGCCGGCGTCAAGCGCTGGCAGCGCCGCCTCCTGACCGTGCTGAGCGCCACGGTCGACCTCGACGAGCAGCGCCAGGAGATCACCGGGCTGGACCTGCGCCGCTTCCGGGTGTCCGATCTCGACTCCTGCTACAGCACCGAGGACGAGCCCTCGCCGCTCGCCCAGGGCGTGCTCCGGCTCAGCCAGGGCCAGCGCACCTTCACGCGCACCAGCAAGGCCTGGGTGCCGTCCCCCCTCGACGGCCGCATCCTGGAGCTGGGGCAGGAGGACGAGCAGCTCTCGCGGGACGGGCTGCTGCTGCTGGCCGCCCGGAAGAACTACGTCCCCTACTCGTCCTTCGTCGGCGGGACCACGGGCTGGACCCTCTCCGGCACTGGCAGCAACGGCTCGGCCATCGCCCAGGACTCCGGGGTCCTCTACTTCGACACCAGCGTGGTGCCGGGCGGGGCGCTCAAGATCACCTCGGGCAACCCCCTCCACGCGGCCGACCTCTACGCGGCCAGCGGCAACTCGGACAGCATCACGGCCTCAACCGTGGTCGTGGCGTGGTTCGCGCACCTCGACCAGGGCGGCACCCTGGCCTGGCAACTGCAGCGCGTCGTGGACAGCTGGTACTGGAACGACACCAGCGGCGCCTGGCAGGCGGGGGCCGTGTGGAACGCGCTCCCCCAGCGCACGGCCTGGGCTGTGGACCGCTCGAAGGCCATCAACGTCGGGGGGTCGAACACCCGGATCAACCTGAAGGTCGGCCGGCCCGTGTCGGGTGGCGTGGCGGGCCAGGTGAATTGGCTGGGCCACGCCCAGGTCGAGGACGCGGCCTACCCCAGCCGGCCCATCGTCACCACGGGCCCGTCCGCGGTCACCCGCAACCGTGACGTCCTGACCCTCACCTGCAACCACGGCCAGCGCACCTGGCCCCTCGGCCCCCACACGGGCCGCATGATCCTGAAGCCCCTGTGGTCGGACGCCGACATCACGGGGGCGACCAAGGTGCTGTTGGCGCTCACGCTCGACGCCAGCAACAGCCAGCGCGTGTTCTTCACGCAGGGGTCAGGCTGGGCCTTCCGGCGCCGCTATGCCGGGGTCAACTACGACGCCATCGTCCCGGGGACCCCCGTGGCCGGGACGACGTACAAGCTCGCCTGGCGCGTCACGGGCCCGGAGGGCGAGCTGGGCCTGGCCCCCTACACGCTCTCGATCTGGGTGGATGGGGTGAAGGGGACCGACGCCGTGGCGGCGGGGCAGTTCGTGGGCGCGCCGTCGCTCCTGACCCTGCAGGTCGGGCACCTGACCAGCCCGGCCGGGTTCGAGGCCGACTGCGCCTACCTGTGGCGGGAGATCGTGCCGTTCGTGCTCGACGACGACGAGGCCGTCGACTTCTGAGGAGGTGGCCGTGAGCTCCCTGGCTCTGGCGGGCAGCAGCGCGAACCTGGTGAGTCGCGCGCGCACGGTCGCGATGTCGTCGGCGGACGCCATCTTCGGGGCGGCGCGCCTGTACGACGGACGGGCCAACACGTTCGCCCGGTTCGCCAGCCCGGCCGCGGCCGACGTCTACGTGACGGCCGACCTCGAGCTGCTGACCAACGAGGGCTTCGAGACCTGGCCCCTGACGGGCTGGACGGTGGCCACCACGGGCACGGGAGCCGTCACCCAGGACACCGTGACGAAGAACAGCGGGGCCTCGAGCGCCAAGCTGAACCGCGGCTCGGGGACGGCACAGGTCACACAGACCGTCCGGGTGCGCGCGGGCGAGAGGCTCCGGGTCGGCTACGCCCTCAAGAGCAGCTCGGCGGGATCGGTGGGGCTCGCCGTCCGCATCCAGAACGCCCACACCGGGCGCTACCTCCAGTCGGACGGGGCCTGGGTGACGGGCGTGACGGATCGGGTCTCCTGGCTGGGCACGTCCTGGGTCGCCTCCACGTTCACCCTCACGGTCGAGCCCTTCTCGGTGTGCCGGCGAGACCTCGTCGACCTGGTCGTGACCGTCTACCAGTCGAGCGTCGCTGGAGATGCCTGGGTGGACGACATGTCGGTCCTCCCCGCGGTGCGCTTCTGCAGCGTGCACGGGCACAACCTCGACGCGCTCATCACCCCCCAGCTGCGGGGCAGCACGGACAACTTCTCCGGCTCCGACGTGCTGGTGAAGACCCTCACGCCGGTCCGGCCGGCGTTCTACCAGCGCGTGGCGGCCGACACCTTCTACCGCTACTGGCGCCTCAAGCTGGTGGGCACCAACTACTCGGGCCCGATCTGGCTCGGGGAGTGGTGGCTGGGCCAGGGCTACGTGCTGCCCCGGGAGCCCAAGGGCGGGTGGGAGCGCCGACCGCAGCGCCGTCAGGTGCGCAACGTGACGCCGGCGGGCGATCGGCGGACGTACTCGAGGAATGTGTTCTCGGACCGCGCGCTGCGCCTCAGCTTCCAGTTCACCACGCCGGCCTCAGCGCTGGAGTTCGAAGGGGAGGTGGTGGAGCGCTCCGAGGACGGCGAGCAGCCCCTCGTCATCGTGCCCTACTACGACGGCAGCCTGGCGGGGGAGCCGGCGCCCACAGACCTCGAGCGCCACGTGGTGCTGGGCTACATCGACTCGGACTGGCCCGTGAGCATGGTCGACACCCGCCAGGCGACGGCCGAGCTCACCGTGGCCGAGGGCGCCTTCCCGGCGGCCGACGAGCTGGCGTGATGTTCCGCGAGGCCCGACTGGGGCGCGCGTAGGAGAGTCCCGGCGCGGCCACCTCCCCAGGTGCCGCGCCGGGCGCCAGGCGTGCGTGCAACCTGGCCTTGAGGCCCCAGCCTACAACCCCGCGCCGCACGCGCTCAAGGGCTTCGCTGGCTCTTCGCCCGCAGTTCCTTCAGGGCGAGTGACGGGGCGAGTGGTCGCCACCGCTCGCCACGCGTCTCTGTAAACTGTTGAGTGGTGGTGGCCTGGGACGGAATCGAACCGCCGACACGCGGATTTTTAGTTCACGTCAGGCCACGCCAAAGGCGTTACTGGACGACGCCTGACCAGCAAGACCAGCGACTTGCGGCGCACACCATCGCAGCCACGCACGCCTCTGGACGGTATGGGCAGGATAGTTTAGGGCCAGTTTAGGGCCAGCAGGCTTCGAAAGGGGACCTGGCGTCCTGTGCGGCCCGTAGGGCCACGATCGGGCGTCCGGACGACTACTCCTTCGTCTTCGCCACCGGTCGCGTCGCCTCGAGCCAGCCAGCCAGCCGCTTGGCCCCTTCCCGGAGCGTCGCTGCGTCGCTGATCGCGTAGCGCCGGTAGATGCTCTCGGTCTTGTGGCCCACCAGGGCCATGGCCGTCGACCGCGGCACCCCCGCCCGCTCGAGGTTGCGCACGGCCGTGCGCCGGAGGTCGTGCGGGATGCGCTGCGCCGACCGCTTCAGCAGCCGGCCCCGGCTGTCGCGGGTTTCGGTTCCCAGGCCCGCGGCCACGCAGGCCGAGAGCCAGGCCTGCCGGAAGTAGCGAATCGGCTGGCCATCCCGGTGAAAGACCCAGGGGATGACGCGCTTCTTCTCCCGCTCGAGGGCCCGCGTCAGGCGGCGCTGCTCCTCGAGGACCGTGCGCAGCTCGGGGACGACGTCGATGGGGAACTGGCGCCCGGGCCGGTCGCGCGGGCCCTTCGTCTCACCAGGCTCGAGCGTCAGCCAGCCCGCCTCGAGGTCGACGTGCTGCCACTGCCGGGTGAGGACCTCGGAGCGAACGCGCCAGCCGGTGATGTACGCCACCGTCACCACCGCCTGCAGCTCGGGCGGCAGGTGGGCCAGGACGGCGCGGTACTGCGCCGCCTCGAAGAAGCCCTTGCGGGCGTTGTTCTCGCGGTAGAGCACGATGTCGGGCCGGCGCGGCACCAGGTGGGCCCGGGCGGCCAGCCGGAAGGCTCGCTTCAGCGCGGCGAGCTCCCGGTTGATCGTGGCCACCGCCGCTCCCTCCGCGCGCCTAGCGGCCGCGTAGGCCACAACGCGGTCCTCGGTGATGCGGACGGCTCTCTGGTTGCCGAAGAAGTCGCCGAGGTGCCGCAGGCTCTGTCCCAGGCGCACGCCCGAGCGGTTGCCGTTGGCCGCGTAGTCGTTCCGGATCAGGCGGGCGAGGTCCTCGAACGTGGTGCGCTCGAGCTGGGCGCCGACGTCGCGGCCGTCGTCACGGGCGGAGAGGCGGCCCCTGAGCTTCCTCTCGGCCGCAGCCGCAGATGCGAAGCCGTGCTCGCGGTGCTGCCGGCCGTGCCGGTCGTAGTACTGGATCGACCAGGTCGCGCAGCTGTGGGCTTCGCCGCCGCGCCGGTAGTTGCGCTGGTAGACGCGCCCGGTGCCGCGCGCGCGCTTCATGGCCCGGAAGGTACGGCCAGTGGCCGGCCCGGGTCAAGCCTGGACGCGCGAGGCCTCCGTCGCCCCGTCGTCCCTCAACTCCGGCCTGGCGAGAGCCTCGATCGCCCGGCGCTCGGCTGCGGCCATCCCACTCCAAAGCGCCAGCCAGAGCAGCGCCCACACACCCACGTCGAACGGGATGCGCACGAGCATGAGGGCCAGGTGCAGGGCGCCGCGGGAGGCCTCGCCAGCAGGTCACGCCACTCCCAGCGCGTCACCGGTCGAGCCCGAAAACGGTCGCACCAGGACCAGATCGGAGGGGACGGTTCGGCCCTACCCACGATCAGCGGATCTGGTCGGCAGAGAGGATGACGCCACCCTTCATTCGGAAGCGCCAGGTCTGTAGCACGTTGGCGCCAAGCCGGTTACGCGCGCGGAACGTGCATTGGACGTCCCACCAGGCCTTCCCCGGGCCCACCTGGCAGAGATCGTCCATGCTGAAACTGCCCGGGTCATGGAGCGCCCTGGTGAGGTAGATCTCCACTTCACACGGTGGGTGGGCGTCGAGTAGACCGAGGTGGCGGAAGCCCATCGATGGGCAGTACTTCGGTTCGGGGCCGCGCGCCGCGAGGTTGGCTTGCCCGGCCTTGCTCGGCGCCGGGGTGGGCGTCGCCGCATCTGCGGGAGGGACTGGGCGCCCCACAGGGCGGCTCGGCGCCGGTTGCCTGGAAAGGAAGGCCACCAAGGCCACCGACCCAACGGCAAACAGCACAATGACACCGGCGAGGATCGCGAGGTTCCTCCAGGTCTCTCGGGCCCGCGCCGCCTTCTCCTCGGGCGTCAGCGGCTTGAGGGCCGGCGCCTGGGGTAGCTCGATCCCGGAGGCTTCAGCGTAGGCGGCGACCGCCCGGCGGTGGTCGTACTGCGTTCCGCAGAACGCGCAGCGCGGGGTGGGCGAGTCGTTCATCACCAGCAGAAGCCAGACGAACCACCACAGCCCACAGGTGAGAAAGCCGATCAGGAAGTGCAGGACGTGGTTCACGCCACCCACGGAGTTGTGAAGCGTCTGCCGCCCGCACGTGACGCAGTAGAGGCCCTGCTGCTTCATTGAGGTGGCCCTCCTTGGCCCTACATCTTGTGCGACGGAAATTGTAGAGCAGACGGACACCGCGAGGGAACCCGGCGCGCTAGGCTCGGCGTCTTAAGCGTGGCATCCCTCCACCGAAATGCGAGGTTGACCCGAATGGCCAGGCCCCCAGTCGTGATGCTCTCCGCCCACACCGCCCGTGCTTTCGCCGCCGACCTGCGGCGCCTGGCCCGGGCCCAGCAGGCCCTGGCGGGCTGGCTCACGGCCCTCGCTACCTCGGTTGCACCAGCGTCTTGCGGAGCCGAGCGGCCTCGCCCTCTAACCGCGCCGCCATCTCGTCGATCTCCTTCCGGGCGCGCGGCGTCAGGACGACGACGGGCGGCTCGGGCGTGACGGTGGGATCGAGCACCCGCCGTTCGCTCAGTCCCAGCAGCCAGTCCGCGGACACGCCGAGCGCGGCGGCTAGCTTCGCCAGGTAGTCGAGGCTCGGTTGGTTTCTCCCGAGCACCCACTTTCCGACCGTGGTTTCGTGCAAGCCCATCCGCTCTGCCAGGGTCCGCTTCGTGAGGCCGTACTCCGACATCGCAGCAGCAACGCGCTCCGTAAAGACTACGGACGGAGGAACTTGGCGACCCATCAGACTGGAGTTTAAGAAATAGTGCTAGACAAAACGGCTTGCTAGGCCTAGATTGACTGCATGGCTAGCGGGACCAGCGGGACCAGGAATGAGAGGCTTCGGCGGCGGCGGTTGGAGCGGGGACTGACGCCGACCGGCCTCGCTGGCCTGGCCGACTGCTCGACGGCCACAATCCACAACCTCGAGCGCGGCAAGAACCTTCCGGGCCTGGAGTTGTCGCGCCGCCTGGCGGCCGCGCTGCAGACGACGGTGGACGAGATCTTCCCGCCGGCGGAGGAGCTGGTGGGGCGCGGGAGGGTGGCATGAGCCAGCGCTTCATGTCGTCCAAGGTGGGCGGGTCGGGCGCGGCCGCGCGCGGGCCAGTGGTGGTGGCTGCGGCCCCCATGACGGGTGGGGCTGAGCTGGTGGCGGGCGCGATCGCGCGGAGGCGGGTGCGCCTGCCGGAGCCGGCCGTGAAGTTGGCCGGAGCGGCCCTGGCGGCGGCGCACGTGGCCTGCTGGGGGCGCATCCCGCAGCTGCGTGGGACCAGGCCGGCGCGCCACCGACGGAAGCAGCTGCAGGGCGAGAAGGTGTTCTCGATCGAGGANNGGCGCTGCTGGGCGTGCTGGCGGGTGCGCTCGGCTACGAGGTGCGGGCCACGTCGAGCCAGGCGCTGCGCGTGCACGAGGCCAAGGCGCGCGCGGCGGAGGCGGCCACGGTCCTGCAGGTGGGGCTCGACCGCGACCTGGCCGACGGGCTGCTGGAGCCGCACGAGCGCGCGGCCCGCCTCGAGGACCTGCGGCGC